ACTCGTACTGGCCGATTAAGCTCTAGTAATCCTAACTTCCAGAACCAGCCTCGCGGCGGTACTTTCCCGGTTCGTCGTTGTGTAGTATCTCGGTTTGAAGGTGGTGAGGTTTTAGAGGCCGACTTCTCAGGTCTAGAATTCCGTGTCGCTGGTGAGTTGTCTCGTGACCCACAGATCATCGAAGACATCTTAGGTGGTAAGGATGTACATAAACAGACTGCGTCAATCATTAACCAGATTGATCCAGAAGAAGTAACAAAAGACCTTCGTCAGAAAGCGAAGGCGTATACGTTCGCGCCCTTATATGGTGGCCTTGGAATGTCCGAGCCTCCTCATGTGCAGACGTACTTCAAAGAATATTTCAATATTTATCAGGGCCTGAAGCGTTGGCATCAGACTTTGATGGATGGTGTTTTGAAAGATGGGATCGTGCGGATACCTTCCGGGCGTGAGTTCTTCTTTCCAGACGCCAAGCGGTTGCGTGGTGGCCGGATAACTAATGCTACGGCAGTAGTTAACTACCCTGTGCAATCGTTCGCGACGGCGGACATTGTTCCGTTGTCATGTGTTCGCGCTCTGCGTGAATTCAACAAGCTCAATCTCCAAAGCAAATTGATGCTTACAGTACACGATTCAATCGTTGTGGATGTGTACCCCGGAGAAAAAGAAAAGGTAGTTCAAGCCCTAAAATGGGCCATGAGCGACGTTTCTGAAGAGCTTGAAACTAGGTTCAATTACAAGCCTGTGCTCCCTCTAGACATAGAGATGGAAGCGGGTGCGAATTGGATGGATAAGGCCGTAGTTAGTGTTGACCAATGACACTAATAAGGGTAAATTATAAATCTTACTAAGGAGAAAAATATGGGCGAAGTAGCCGTTGTAGATAAAGCTGAAGAGCATAAACTTGCGGCACTCCTCGGGGCTAACGATAAGCCTCAAGTGAGTGCAGACCGCCTTCCAATGTTGAAGGTAAACACCATGCGTAAGGACGCACAAGGCCGGAAGATTGAACAGGGATTGTTCTATCTGAATGGAATGGACGAACCCGTTTACGCTGAGAAGGTACGCATCCGCGTATTGTCGCAATTGTTCCAGTGGATTCACTATGATCCAGAAGAGAACAAGGTAGTAAACAAAACCCTACTAATCCCGAACTTCCGTTGTGAAGCGCGTGATATGAAGGGTGGGGAACGTTGTGGGAAACCACCTTCTAAAGTTCTGAGGGAAATGCCCAAGGAAGAACAGAAGAAATTTACGGACATCAAATGTTTCCGTCAATTGCGAGTACTTACTTCTTACAAAGGTAAGGACGCTGATGGAAATGAGGTGACTGTAGAGAACGAACCTGCTATAATGTTACTAAAGGGATCTAATTTCTCACCCTTCGAGGATGAGTTTATTAAGTCAATCCCTAAAGGCGCAAACTTCTACGACTATTGGTGCGATGTAAGTGCTGAAGAGCTACAAAATGGCTCTGTCGTGTACTATGTCATGCACTTTAAGCCGGATCTAAAGAAGACACTTCCTATCGACCAAGATACATACGGAACCATGACTCACATGGCGGGTATGATCAAACGCGAGAATGATGTCATTGAGAAGGCTTACCAGTCTGCACTACACCAAAGCAATCTGGATAGTGACGCCATTGACGCTGTAGCAAATGTTATTGACAACGACGATCTGTCCGCAGATCTCGAAGACGATAAATAACTTTAGGAACCAAGGGGGGCTTCGTGCCCCTCTTTTTTCCCCTCTGAAATAACTGGAGTTATTTATGTCAATATCAACATTAGAAGCACAACTGCGTATGGCCTTGGACAAACTGTCCAATGGTGAGTCTGTTGAATGTAAAGACGAGTGGATTGAAGCCGCTGGTGAAATGTTCAAGGACGGTTTGCGTAAGCAGTTAAGTAGGAAGGACGAACCCTTCCGTCTGCGTATGAGCAATATTGGACGCCCTGTCTGCCAACTCCAAATGGAAAAGGCGGGCAAAGAGAAGTCTAAGTTGCCGTATAATCATATTGTAAGGATGATGCTTGGCGATGCCGTAGAGTGCATTGTTGAGGTTCTGTTGCGTGTTGCAGGGGCCAATATCACCGGGGGTAAGTCCCAAGCGAAGTTTGATATCGCTGGTACTACCATTGAAGGTGAGAACGATATCGAAATCGATGGCATGACCTTTGACACAAAGTCTGCTTCACCTTGGGCTTATGATAATAAGTGGCAAGATGGCTGGCATGGCGTAGCTAAAGATGACGCATTTGGGTACACCGCTCAATTGCTAGGCTACTCTAAAGGCACAGATACCGGGCTTGGCGGCTGGATTGTCGTCAATAAAAGCACAGGCGAAATTCGGGTAGTGGAAGCTAATCCGAATAAACAGGAATTACAGGAGTTGGAATCCCGAATTGCAGAGACAATTCATAAGGTGGATTTTGATGAGAAGTTTGTAAGGTGTTTTGAACCTACTACTGAGTATTTCCGTGGTAAGCCTACAGGCAATAAGCGTTTGCACACCACTTGTACGTTCTGCCCGTACATGAGGGAATGCTGGCCTGACGCTGAGTATCAACCACAAACAGGATCTAAGGCGCAGAATCCTCGGCACTATTGGTACGCGGATTATGCAAAAGACGAATAGCCCTGTGATGTGTGGAACGTGTCAGAACAAGCCAGCGGTAGTAGTTGAAAGCGACAGGTTTTTTTATTGTCCTGACTGTTGGTTTAAGAAAGAAAGCGTTCCGCTCCATAGGCTGAATGGACGGATACATGAGACAAAGAAAAAATAATCCCCGAGCTCGGGCCATAGCTAATGGTTACAGATCGGGGCTTGAGGAGAAAGTACAGAGCGATTTAGAAAAACGTGGCGTGGACGCAGAATATGAATGCTTTCGTATCCCCTATGTCATACCTCAGAGTGATCATTATTACACTCCTGACTTCCTTCTCCCTAACGGCATCGTAATTGAAACAAAGGGGCGTTTTACGATTGAAGATCGTAGAAAGCATTTGCTCCTAAAAGATCAGTACCCTGCGTTAGATCTTCGTTTCATCTTTACCAATAGCAACGGCAAGATCCGTAAAGGATCAAAGACCACCTACGCCATGTGGTGTGAACGGTACGGTTTTGAGTACGCCGATAAGCTAGTTCCTTTGCCTTGGATAAAAGAGCGAAAGAACAGGGGTTCACTAAAAATTATAAATGGATTGAGAAATATATGACCCAAGATACAGAGCAATTACCTAACGCAATTTTTATGGAAGTTACTGTCGATGAAGAAGGACGATTGCTCTTTAGTGGTGGCTGGAGTTTTGACGAAGACTACCCACAAGATACTGTAGACTTTCTTCAGAACATTTTAGCTGGCGTGTACGCCATCATAAACACTCAAACAGATAATGTAGTCGTGGCTGGTAAAATTATACGAACCGCGCCCGGCTTTAACGGATTCGACTACCCTCCAGAAGAGCCGGAAGTTGAACTCATCTTTGAGCCTGATGAAGAACTGGTGAAGAAGATGAAAGAGCACAATCAGGAGGATTCCCTGAATGTAATTAAATTCGACCCAAAAAAACATAGGAAACACTAATGAGCGAAAAAACAGGAAAAACAATATACGCTCACCAGTATCCTTTCGATACCGTAGTTAAGACAGAAGTCTCATCTAATACGGTCAATATTGTGGCTCCGGGCGCACAAGACGAAGTGGATATGGTGAACAACCCGCCGCACTACAGAAAACACCCATCAGGTGTAGAGTGCATTCAGATAACGGAACACATGAACTTCAACCTCGGTAATGTCATCAAGTACATATGGCGTTGCGATGAGAAGTATGAAATTCCAATAGAAGACTTGGAGAAGGCTGAATATTATCTCAAGCGTGAGATTGCCCGCAGAAAGACACTAGTGGGGTGAGCATGAGACATATTCACCAATTCACTTGGTTCGAGTTATTCGACCAAAAGGAGTGTGACGACGTTTGTAAATTGATGAGTGAACATCCGTCTATTAACGGCGTGTCATCAATGTTGTCACAAAAACCTTCATTCAGAGACAAGCTGGCCCGCAATTGCAAGCTGGCTTGGATTCCTATGGATCAAAGATCATCGTGGATTTATATGAAACTCCGCGACCAAATTATGCACCTCAATGAAAGGTGGCTAAACTTTGATTTGAATGGAGAGATAGAGGCTCTTCAGTATCTAGAGTATGGCTTCGGACAATTTTACGGATGGCATACTGATTCAGGACATAATGAAGTAGCTACAAGAAAACTAACCTGCATTATTCAGCTTTCAGATCCATCTGATTATGTCGGCGGCAAGCTAGAAGTCCAGTCGCAGACATTCACACCTCAAGGACATTATGTGAAGTACGCACCTCAGCGTAGGGGGACTGTTATCGTCTTTCCATCTCACCTTTTGCACATTGCGCGTCCTGTGTGGTGGGGAAGAAGGAAAGCGTTAGTCGCATGGTTTAGAGGAAATCAACCGCTGAGGTAATTATGATAAAAGTACAAATAAAACCAGAACAAGACGAACTATTTGATAACCTTGGGCTAACTAGGCTCCGTGAAAGTTATATGCGTGATGAGGAACAATCTCCTCAAGAAAGGTTCGCGTTCGTAGCTGAGGCGTTTGCTTCAGATGCGGAACACGCGCAAAAGATCTATGATTATGCAAGTAAGCATTGGCTGTCGTTCTCGACACCAATTCTATCCTACGGCCGTAGTAATAAAGGCTTACCTATCTCGTGCTTTCTATCGTATCTCGACGACAGTGCTGAGGGGTTAGTTGATACCTACGGTGAAGTCTCTTGGCTATCTATGCTTGGGGGTGGTGTAGGAATTCATGTAGGCATCCGTGGTGCAGATGAAAAATCTGTAGGCGTTATGCCCCACTTGAAAACATATGACGCGGGTTCTCTGGCGTATCGTCAGGGCCGTACTCGTCGGGGTTCGTATGCGGCATTTCTAGATATCAATCACCCGGATATTATGACGTTTATGGAAATGAGGAAACCTACAGGTGACCAGAATTTCCGTACACTTAATCTTCATCATGGTGTCAACCTCAGCAATGAATTCATGGAGCTTATCGAAGCGTGTATGCGGGATGAGAACCACGATGATAGCTGGCCGTTAATCAATCCTAATAATGGTCAGGTTACTGAGACGATATCCGCCCGCCAGCTATGGATGAAACTATTAGACATCCGTATGCAAACAGGTGAGCCGTACTTTATCTTCTTGGATACCGCTAATGAAAAGATGCCGGAGTGGTTAAAGGCTCTAGGTCTAAAGATTAACGGATCTAATCTGTGTACTGAGATATTCTTGCCTACTGATATCAAACGTTCGGCAGTATGTTGTCTATCTTCGCTGAACGTGGAGTATTATGACCTCTGGAGTAAAGACCCAGAGTTTATCCCGGCGGTTATGGAACTTCTTGACAATGTACTACAGCATTTTATTGATAACGCACCAAAGCACGTCCACAGAGCCGTGTATTCAGCGATGCGAGAGCGTTCTATTGGTGTCGGTACCCTCGGGCTACACGCTTACTTCCAGAAAAAGAACATTCCGCTCGACTCGCCGATGGCGAAAGTGATGAATAAACAGATTTACACGCATATCCATGAACAGTGCGTCAAAGGAGATGCTATTCTGTGCGAGAAACGTGGCCCATGCCCGGACGCGGCAGAGGTGGGTGTAAATCGTCGATTTAGTCATTGGACAGCTATTGCACCTAATGCGTCGAGTTCTTTAATTATGGGTAACACATCCCCATCTATAGAACCTTATCGCGCCAACGTATTTAGACAGGATACTCTGTCAGGCGCGTATATACAGAAAAACAAATTCCTCAAGAAAGCTTTGGCCGATTTGGGTATGGATAATGCTAAGGTCTGGGCCTCAATCACAGCGCATGATGGATCTATTCAACACTTAGAAGACGTTCCTGAAGATATAAAGGAAGTCTTTAAGACTGCTATTGAGATTGATCAGCGTTGGTTAGTTGAGTTAGCCGCAGATAGACAGCCATACATCGACCAAGGCCAATCATTAAATCTATTTTTCCGTCCAGACGTGAACATAAAGTACCTACACGCTTGTCACTTCCTTGCATGGAAGCAAGGGCTCAAAAGCTTGTACTACTGTCGATCTGACAAGCTCAGAAAGGCAGATAAGGTTGGTATGCAAATTGAGCGTAAACGACTTGAGGATGAAATAAACTTGACTGCAATCGCGGACGGCGATGCTTGTCTAGCGTGTGAGGGCTAAATGGTAAAAAAACTAAAACTAACTGACGGCCGTGATTACTACAAGCCGTTTAACTATCCGTGGGCATTTGATTCATTTCAAGCGTCAGAACAAATGCACTGGTTGTGGACTGAAGTCCCGATGTTGGAGGATACAAAAGACTGGCGCAACCGTTTGAGTGAGGATGAGAAGGAATTCTTAACTAAAATATTCCGCTTCTTTACTCAGGGGGATATTGATGTTTCCGGGGCGTATGTGAAGAATTATCTTCCGTATTTCCCTCAGCCAGAAATCAGGATGATGCTCTCCTCCTTTGCGGCACGAGAGGCGATACACGTTGCCGCATATAGTCACCTGATTGAAACGCTTGGAATGCCCGAGTCAACGTATAACGAGTTTCTCGAATACGCTGAGATGGCTGAGAAGCATGACTACTTCCGTGAATTGCAGGGAGATGATGATTTGCCAGCGCAGATTGCCGCCTTTTCTGCGTTCACGGAAGGTATGCAATTATTTTCTAGCTTTATTATGCTGTTGAATTTTGCACGTCATGGAAAGATGCGGGGTATGGGTCAGATTATTGCTTGGTCAATTGCTGACGAAACCCTGCATACGGAGAGCATGATAAAATTATTCCGTACCTATGTTCAGGAGAACCGTGGTGTTTGGAATGATGAGCTCAAAGCTAAAATTTATAGTATTGCCGAAAAGATGGTTGATCTTGAAGACAAGTTTATCGACTTGGCCTTCGGGGTTAGCGAAATGGAAAACCTTACTCGTGATGAGGTCAAACAATACATCCGTTACATCTGTGACCGACGCCTAATAGCCCTTGGCAT